GTTGAGCCTCCTGGCCTGCGACTCCCCGGCGATGGTCGAGGCGCAGCTAACCGCCTTGCGGGCCAACCACGCGGCGATCGCCGCGCTCCCCTGCGAGTTCGAGGGCTGGCGGTTTCCCGACCGCGGCCGCCAGGAGCCGGCGGAGCAACCCTGGGGCAATAGCCAGTTTTCGATGCGCCGCGAAGACCTCGCCGGGCTGGCCTTCGACGAAGAGCTCGCCGAGGGGCACGGCTTCGAGGACGTCGACTTCAACCGCCAGGTGTACGAGCGATTTGGTGAGAAATACCGCGGCCGCTTCTACGGGGGCGCCGACCATAGCCTCCTGCACCTGCACCACGGGCCGGTTGCCGGCTGGGACGATCCGGCTCGCAGCCAGGCCAACCTCGCCCGCTACCGGGCCAAGTGGGACCACCGGGCGGCCGACGGCAGCCCGCTCGCCCCGCGGCGCTTCGCCCACCCCTAACCCCCGTCTCGTGTCATGCGCGTGTTCGTCACCGGGACCGGCCGCTGCGGGAGCGTCACGTTCGCCCGCGCCGCCGGGCACCTGACCAATTACACGGCCGCCCACGAGACCCACTGGGGGCGGCAACTCCCGCCGCCGGCGGTCGACTACCCCGACAACCACGTCGAGGTCGCCCCGCAGTTGGTCTACTTCCTCCCCGATCTAGTGCGCCGCTACCCGGGGAGCCGCTGGGTGCACCTCATCCGCAACGATCGAGCCGCCTGCGTCGAGTCGATGGCCGACTGGTGCCGGCCGGAGATGGCCGGCTTCGGCCGCCAGTGGTTCAACAACGGCGATGCCGTGGCCGGGGCGCGGGCCTTCTACGCGGCCACCAACGATCTGATCGAGGCGCTCGTGCCCGCGGCGCTGCGTTTTGAGATCGAGCAGCCGGCCCGCGGCTGGCCCGTCTTCTGGAACTGGATCGCCGGGGAGGGGAACTACGAGGCCGGCCTCCGCGAGTTCCGTACCCGCCACAACGCGAGGAAGCGCCGATGATCGACCTGCCGCCCGTCTACCGCAGCCAGGAAATCACCCGCCGCGAGCAGCTCGGCGATCTGTGCAACCGCCGCGGGGCGGTCAAGTACGCCGTGGAGATCGGCGTCGACGTCGGCCGCTTCGCCCGCGAGTTTCTCTCCCGCTGGAAAGGTTTTTGTTACCTGGGGGTCGACCCCTGGGAGGCCGACCTACCCGGCTACGCGGAGCGCTTCGACCACCCGCGGGAAGCCGACTACCAGATCGCCGCGGCGGTGCTCTCGGAGTTTGCCGGCCGGGCGCGGCTTTTGCGAATGACCAGCCGCGAGGCGGCCGACTGGGTGCGGACCCGCGGCTACGAGGTCTCGCTCGTCTACATCGACGGCAACCACTCCTACGACGGCTGCCGCGAGGACCTGGCCCTCTGGTGGCCGATCCTTAGCGACCAGGGGATCCTGGCCGGGCACGACTACGACCCGGCCCACGACGGCGTGATCCGGGCCGTCGACGAGTTCGCCGCGCGGGCCGGGGCGACCGTCTACCTCACCGGCGAGCCGCGGTTTCGGAGCTGGTACGTCTACAAAAGCGACTGCTGGCTGGCCGCGCAGCGGAGAAAGATCCATGAGCGATTTTCGAGCCCTCCGGCAGCCGGTCGCGCTAAGCGTGCTGATCCCGGCGCTGAAAAGCCGGCGGGTGCTGCGAAAAAGTCTGATCGCTGAATTGCACGCCCAGGCGGCCGCCGCCGGGGACGTCGAGGTCCTCGTCGAGGAGGACGCCGGCGGGTGCCCCAGCGGGGCGAAGCGCAACCGGCTTTTGCGCCGGGCGCGGGGAGCCTACGTTTCATTCGTCGACGACGACGACCAGGTCGACCGGAAGTACGTTCAGCGAATCCGCGCCGGCACGCTGGCGGGGCCGGACTGTGTCTCGTTCTGGCTGCGGCGCACCGGCGACGACCGCCCGCCGGTCGTCCACCGGTTTTCGATCTACCACGCCGAGGACCACGGGCAGGTCCGCGGGCTGCCCGGTGTCCGCCTCTTTCAGGCCAACCACCTCTGCGCCTGGCGGCGCGAGTTGGCCTCGCTGATCGGTTTTCCGGAGCACCTCGGCTACGCCGACGACGTTTTTTGGTACCGGCCGCTGTTGGCCTCCGGCCTGGTGCAGACCGAGCTGCACATTACCGCGGTGCTCTATTACTACCACTGGCGGAGCGACGCCACGGGCAATCAGAGCGCTGAGCGGATCGCCGCTACCCGCCGCTGGTGCGGCGGGGGAATCGAGTGTTTTATCGCCGACGGCCGGATCTGCCGGGCGACCGAGCCGATCGAGCGGACCGCGGGGAAGGCGGAGATTGCCTGCCACTGCGGCCTCGAGCCCGGCGTCTGTGAGGTTTCGCGGGCCGGGGCCCGCCGGATCTGCGTGGTCACCGACCGCAGCGGGCCGGTCCCCGTCCCCCCCCGCCCGACCGCGAGGACCCGATGAGCCGAAAACCGATTTTCATCGTCGGCCCGCCCCGCTCCGGTAATACCTGGATGCAGTGGGCGCTGTGTGAGCACCCGCTAATCGAAATCTACGGGCACCTCACCCGCCTAACGGCCCCGGAGCTGACGGCCTGGCTCGACCGCCTCCTGGAGGGCGGCCGGCTGGCGCGGCAGTGGAACGCCGAGGTCGGCTACCGCGTTGCCCACTACGCCGGGGCCGACGAGCCGACGACCTACCAGCTCTTCGGCGAGATGCTCCGCCGCTGGGCCTCCGGCGGCGCCCGGCGGCCGTCCGCGGCGAGCTGGGGCCTCAAGGCGCTATTCGGCGCCGCGCCGCTATTGGAACGGCTCTGGCCGTCGGCCTTCTGGATCGTCTGTCTCCGCGACCCCTGGCGGACCTACGAGTCGATCGTCGAGACGCAGAACTGGGGCCTCGGCGCCGGGGGCCTAGCCGACTGGCTCGCCGAGGCCTGGCTGCCGGCCGTCCGCTGGTGGCAGAACCGGCCGCGGGCCTACCTCTGGCAGACCGACCGGCTGGCGACCGCCGAGCCCGAGGAGCGGGCCCTCCGGATGGCCGACATCCTCGAAGAGCTCGGCCGGCGAAGCGGCGGCGACCCGGTCGTCGAGTTCGCCCGGGCCGGCCGAATCGTCCACAAGCGCAAGCCGGACGCCGAGCGGAGCTTTCGGTTGGCCCGCGGCGACAAGCTCCAGGCGCTGGCGGCCCACCCCGCGGCGGCCGCGGCGATCGAGGCGCTCGGCTACACGATCCCCCGCGAGGAGCCGCCGCGATGAACGCGATCTGCGTCTGCGTGGAGTACGAGGACCTATTGGCGATCACCCTGCCGCGGGCGCTGCGGCACTTCCAGCGCGTGTTGGTCGTCACCAGCCACGCCGACGCGGCCACCGGCGGCGTCGTCGCCGCCAACCCGCCGGCGGAAATCTTCCGTACCTCCGCCTTTACCCGCGGCGGGGCGGCCTTCAACAAGGGGGCGGCGATCGAGGAGGGCCTCGATCAGCTCGGCCGCCGCGGCTGGATCTGTTTGCTAGACGCCGACATCGTCCTGCCGGAGCAAATCGACTGGCGCCTGCTGCGGGTAGGCTTTCTGCACGTCCCCTGGCGGCGGATCCTCGAGGACCCCCGCGGCTACTCGCCGGAGCTGGACTGGTCGGGCCTGCCGATCCGCCGCGAAAAGGACTTCGCCGGCTTCTGCCAGATCTTCAACGCCGGCGACCCGGCCCTCGGCAGCCCCCCCTGGTACCCGACCGACTGGGTCCACGCCGGCGGGGCCGACAGCGAGTTTGCCGCCCTCTGGCCGGCGGACCGCAAGACCCGGCTGCCCTGGGAGTGCCTCCACCTCGGCCCCGATTATCAGAACTGGTACGGGCGGGTGACCCCCCACCTCGACGGCTCCGTCTCGGAGCAGGCCGAGCGGCGGCAGGAGGCCGTCCGGCAGATGCGCCGCGACCGGGCGGCCCACGGTTTTGCCCGCGAGAAGCTCCCCCCGGGTGGCGCGGGCGAGTAGCCGCGGGCGCAAGAAGTTCCACCCCTGGAACTCTTTGGCCGCCTAAGAGCCCAATTCGGCCCAATTCGGGCCAATGCGGGCGCGGCCTGCCGTAGGCTGGAGGCTTTGGCCTGCGTCTGAATTTTCCCCCCCTCCCCCGGAGCCCCCGCCGATGGCCGACCTGGAAGATCGGATCGAGGAGGTCGCCGGCCAGCCGGCCGAGGCCCGCGACGACGAGGGGTCGATGAAGAACCCCGACCTGGCCGGCCTCGTCGCCGCCGACAAGCATCTGCGGCGCACGGCCGCCGCGGCCCGAAGCGGCCTGCCGATCCGGATGGGCAAGTTCCGCCCGCCGGCGGCCGTCTAGCCAAACGCCCTCCCGATGCCCGAGCAGCTCGTTCGCCGATCGAGGATCCTCGACAGCCGCGGCCGCCCCTTCCTGCGGCCGGCCGGCCGCCCGATCCGCGCCCGCTACGACGCGGCGCAGACGACCGCCGAGAATATCCGCCACTGGAGCTACGCCGATAGCCTCTCGGCCGATTCGGCCAACTCCCCGGCGGTCCGCAAACGGCTCCGCGAGCGGGCCCGCTACGAGGTGGCCAACAACGGCTGGGCCCGTTCGATGGTCGAGACCTTGGCGCACGAGGTGATCGGCACCGGCCCGCGGATCCAGGTCCGCACCGGCTCGGGGCGGGCCGACGACTGGATCGAGCGGCAGTTTGCCGCCTGGTGCCGGCGGGTCCGCCTACCGCGCAAACTCCGCACGCTGCGCAAGGCCAAGGCGACCGACGGGGAGGCGGTGGCGCTGTTGGTCAACAACCCGCGGTTCGGCGACGTGCAATTGGACCTCCGGCCGATCGAGGCGGAGATGCTCTCCACGCCCGACATCGGCGGGTTCGGCGAAAACCGGATCGACGGGATCGACCTCGACGAGCAGGGCAACCCGATCCGCTACCACGTTCTGCGGCACCACCCGGGCGGCACCGAGTGGGGCTTCGATCCGCTCGAGGAACTCAGCCCGCCGCCGCTACCCGACGAGGTGTTGCACGTTTTTCGCGAGGACCGCCCGGGGCAGCACCGGGGGATCCCGGAGCTAACCGCCGCCCTGCCGCTGTTCTCGAAGTTGCGGCGCTACACGCTGGCGGTGGTCCAATCGGCCGAGACGGCCGCCGAGCTGACGGTGCTCTTGAAGACGGCGACGCCGGAATCGGCTGCCACCAATTTCGGGCCCAGCGGCGACACGGACACCGAGCCGGCCGCCTACGAGACCTTCGACACCTTCGATATCGAGCGCAACACGGTCACGGTGTTGCCGGAGGGGACCGAGCCCTACCAGTTCAAGCCGGAGCAGCCGAGCACCACGCACAGCGAGTTCGTGCGGATCACGTTGGCGGAGGCCTTCGCCTGCGTGATGCTGCCCTACGCGATGGGCGCGCAGGATAGTTCCCAAGAAAACTTCGCTTCTGGCAAGCTCACCCGGTTGGGGATCAAGCGGGCGGTGGAGGTCGAGCGGTCGACCGACTGGAACCCGGAGGTCGAGCGGCTTTTCTGGAGCTGGTTTGCCGAGGCGAAGTACGCGATGCCCGAGCAAGTGCGCGCCGCGCTGGCCGCCCGGCCGCCGGCCGAGTGGGTGCTGGTGGTCTACTGGGACAAGGTGCAGGACGACATCGACCCGGGCAAGGCGGCCACCGCGCGGAAGACGCGGCTTGAGAGCGGCCAAACCTCGATCCCGGCGATCTATCAGGAAGAGGGCCGGGACTGGGAAGAGGATCAGAAGCAGGCGGCCCGCGCGCTGGGAATCCCCGTGGCCGAGTACCGCAAGCGGCTGGCCGCGAAGCTGCTCGGCGGCGGGGGGGGATCTGCTGAGAACCCGTCTGGAGGTGATCCGCGGCCAAACAGCGACCAGACCGACCAGGCCGGCCAGTCCGACCAGACCGACAACGAGGAGCCCAACGATGCTAAGGCGACGGCGTAAGAAGCCCCCGAAGCGAGGCGGGCGGCTCGCAGCGATCCGCGCCGCCGGTCGTGCCCCCGAGGGGCCGATCCACTGCGAGGCGGTCCCCGTGGAGTGGATCGCCGCGGCCGACGGCGACGGCGGCGAGGACGAGGCCAAGCCGTTTTCGATGGTCGCCTACACCGGCGGCCCGATGAAGCTAAGCGGCTGGTTCGACCCGGTGGTGGTCGACCTAACCGGCCTCCGCGCCGCCGGCGAGGAGATCCCGGCGCTGTTGGCCCACGACCGCCGGGCGATCGTCGGCCACGGCACGCCGGAGATCACCGCGCAGCGGGTGAAGATGGCGGGGGTCGTTTCCGGCGGCGGGGTGGCCGCCGAAGAGGTGCGCGTCTCGGCCCGCCGCGGGTTTCCCTGGCGGGCCTCGATCGGCGCGGAGCCCCAAAAGGCCGAGTACGTCGACCGCGGCGCCACGGCCAAGGCCAACGGCCGGGTCTTCAAGGGCCCGGTGGTGATCATCCGCGCCGCGGAACTCAAGGAAATCAGTTTTGTCCCGATCGCCGCCGACGGCCGCACCCGTGCGGCGGTGGCGGCTTCCCAACCCCGGAGGACCGAGAACATGGACCCGGAACTGAGAAAGTGGCTCGAGGCGAAGGGCTTTTCCCCCGACGAGCTCAGCGACGAGCAGCTTGCCCCGCTGGAGGCCCAATGGAAGGCCGAGCAGGCCGACCCCGGCGACGGCGACGTGGAACGTAGCGCGCCCCCCTCGGGCCGCAGCGCGCCGAAAAACACGCCGCCACCGCTTCCCGTGGAGGCTGCCGGCGACGGCGGCAGCGTGCCGCTCGAGGGCGACCTGGCCGACTACCGCCGGCGGCTGGCCGCGGAGACCCGCCGGGCGAGCGACGTGCAGGCGGCGGCCGCCGCCTACTCCGGGCGGATCGAGCCGAAGAAGCTGGCCACGATCCAGGCCTCCGCGATCGAGGAGGGCTGGAGCGAGGACAAGCTAGAGCTGGAGCTGATGCGCTCCGCCCGGCCGACCGGCCCGGCGGTGCACGCCCAGGACCCGGGCGAGCTCTCCGAGCGGGTCGTCGAAGCGGCTGCGTGCCAGACGCTCGGCCTGGAGGCGGTCGAAAAGGAGTTCGACGAGAAGACCCTCGAGGCGGCCGACCGCCGCTTTCACCGCGAGCTGGGCTTGCAGGAGCTATTCCTCTTGGCCGCCGCCCGGAACGGCTACCGCGGCCGGCAGCGGATCACCAACGGCAACGTCCGCGAGGTGCTCCGCTACGCGATGCCGGAGCGGCCGATCGAGGCGGCCGGCGAGTGGACCGGCTTCTCGCTCTCGGGGATCCTCGGGGCGACGGCCAACAAGTTTCTCTTGGAGGCCTTCTACTACGTCGAGTCGACCTGGCGGCGGATCGCCCGGATCGGCAGCGTCGGCAACTTCCACACCCACACCCACTACCGCCTTACTGGCGATTTCAGCTACGAGAAGCTGGGGCCGAACGGGGAGATCCAGCACGCCACCGCCGACGAGGACAGCTACACGATCAGCGCCGACACCTACGCCCGGATGATGGGCATCGACCGCCGCGACCTGATCAACGACGACCTGGGGGCCCTCTCTGCCGTGCCCCGGAAGCTCGGCCGCGGGGCGGCGCTGAAGATCAACAAGGTCTTCTGGACGGCGCTGTTGGCCAACACCGGCAACTTTTTCCACGCCAACAACTCCAACTACGTCGCCGGGGCGGCCTACGCGCTATCCAGCGCCGGGCTCAAGAAGGCCGTGGAGACCTTCCGCAAGATGACCGACGCCGACGGCGACCCGATCGGCGTGAACCCGCGGCTGGTGCTCTGCCCGCCGGAGGTCGAGGAGACCGCCTGGGAGTTGTACAAGAGCACCAACCTCGTGGGCGACTCGACCGGCAAGAACGCCGCGAAGAACATCTACGCCGGGCGCTATGAGCCGGTCGTCTCGGCGTACCTAAGCAACACGGCCTACACCGGCTACTCGACGACGGCCTGGTATCTGCTGGCCGATCCCCGCGACGTGGCGGTGATCGAGCTGGTGTTTCTCAACGGCCAGCAGCGCCCCGTCGTCGAAAGCGCCGAGGCCGACTTCAACGTCTTGGGCGTGCTCTACCGCGGCTACCTCGACTTCGGCGTCGCGCTGGCCGACGAGGAGGGCGGCGTCAAAATGAAGGGCGCCGCGTGACCGTGACAAGCTGACGGGGTGACGGGGTGACCGTCGCCCCCGGCCCGTCCACCTCCAGCAAAACCAAACCGAGGAGCAATTTTCGATGGCAACTCCAAGCGTAAGACTCGACCGCGGCGAGGCCCTGCCGCTGGCCTACACGCCGGGCGCGGCCGTCACGGCCGGCGACGTCGTCGTGCAGGGCGACCTGATCGCCGTGGCGCCGCGGGACATCGCCGCCAGCGTGCTGGGCAACCTGCTGATCGTCGGCCCCCTGGCCGTGTTCATCTTCCCGAAGGAGACGGGCACCGGAACGGCGCTGACCGTCGGGACGGTCGTCTACTGGGACGCCGCCAACGAGGTGGTCACGACCACCGCGGGGGCGAACAAGAAGCTCGGCAAGGTCTACGAGGCCGCCGCGGCGAGCGCCTCGAGCGTCAAGATCAACGGCATCGCCGACGTGACCTGAGCGAACGTGACGGGGCGAGTGGGTGACGGGGTGACTCGCCCCCCGTCACCCCCAGCCCCGAACCCCTAGCCCCCGACCCCCGCGATGGCCAACCTGTTAAAAACCGCCGGCGAGTGGCTCGGCGCGCAGTTCAACGAGCACGCGGCGACCGACGTCACCTACAAGCGGGGCACCGCTTCGGCCTCGGTGACGGCGCACAAGGGCCGCTGTCAGTTGAACGTCGGCGGCGAGGTGATCCGGCTGGGCACCGAGTGGCGGGACTGGTTTATCGACTACGACGACCTGGTCCTCACCGGCCACGGCCGGACGCTGCCGGAGGAGGGCGACCTGATCGAGGAACTCGACGGCTCGGTGATCTACGTCTACGAGGTAATGATCCCCGCTGCGGGCGATCGCCACTACGACTGGACCAGCGCCGACCGCCGCCGGCTGCGAGTGCACACCAAGCAAATCAAGACCCGCTAACCCCCTGGCTCCCTCATGGCCCACGTCGGCGTCGCCATCGCCGAGGCCGTCAAGGCCGACTTGAACGCCGAGAGCTTCTCGCAGAGTTTCACGGCCACGCGGGAGTACCTGCCCCGCTACGGCCCGGGCGACCTGCAGACGCTCCGCGTCGTCGTCGTGCCGGCCGGCTGGTCGAGCGACCTGGCCGACCGGGGCCGCGTGCGGATCCGCGACTGGGGCGTCGACGTGGCGGTCGTCAAGAAGCTCGACCCCTCGGACAACGCGGCGGTCGACCCGCTGATGGCGCTTTTGGACGAGATCGTCGACCGCTACGAGCAGCAGGAGTCGCTCGCGACCTACACCGCCGGGACGGCGCGGCTGGTGAAGGCCGAGGCCTACCCGGCCGCCCCGGCCGGCTACGTCCCCGAAGAGATGGAGGCGGGGCGGCTGTTTTGGGGGCTCGTGAAACTGACCTTTCGGACGATCGACTGATGCTCGGACTCCGCGTCCATTTCGAGGACCACACGCGGCGCGTCAAGCGGCGGGCCCGGAAGGGCAATATCCGCTCGCTGGGGCACGCCGGCGGGGCGATCCGCAAGGCGGCGCGGAAGCTGATCCGCTCGCGCAAAGACCGCCGCCGGCACGCCCCGCCGGGCCATGCCCCGTTCACGCACGGGGGCCTCCTGCGGCGGGCGATCTTCTACCACGTCGACGAGATCGGCCAGCGGTGCGTGATCGGCCCGACCGCCGAGCTAATCGGCGACGTGGCCGCGGCGCACGAGCACGGCGGCAGCTACAAGGGGGCGCACTACCCGCGGCGGCCCTTCATGAGTACCGCCCTGGAGGAAATCAAGCCGCGGCTGCCGCGGCACTGGGCCGGAATGGTCCGATAACCGACACCGTTTGCCGGCGGGACCGCCGCCGCGAGGAGTTTTTAAGATGAGCGGCAAAGTTGGACTCGACTGCAAACTCTACTACCTCTCCACCGGCGACCGGGCGAGCTGGGACGGATCGACCGATACGATCGTCTCGGGCAGCGCCCCGGCGAACCTCACCGAGATCGACATCACCCGCGACGTGACGCTCGGGCTGGAGAAGACCGAGGTCGACGGCTCGGCCCGCGATTCGACGTTCGAGCAGGTCTTGACGGCGCTTAAGAAGGCGCCGGTCGAGATCCAGATTCGCTGGGAGTCGGGCTCGGCCTTCAGCGCCTTCCGCGACGCATTTTTCAACGACACGCAGATCGCCCTGGCGGTCCTCGACGGCGCGAGCGACACGGTTGGCAGTTGCGGCCTCTGGGCCGACTTCGAGGTGCTCTCGTTCAAGCGGACCGAGACGCTCGAGGGCCTGGTGGTCGCCGACATCACCTGCAAGCCGGGCGTCTCCGACGTCAAGCCGCAGTGGGTCACGGTGAGCACGTAATCGCCCACCAAAACCCCTGGCGCGGAAGCGCCCAAGAAAAGGACTGGCGAGGAATCGTTCAGCAAAAAATGCACAGCTTTAAGGACAACGAGGGGCGGGAGTGGCATCTGGCCGTCAACGTGGCGACCGTCAAGCGGCTCCGCCAAAGCGAGCTGGCCGTCGATCTGTTGGACCTGGTCGACGGGCGCGAGCCGGAGCGGAGTCTCCTGGTGCGGCTGGCCGCCGACCCGGTGCTTTTAGTGGACGTCCTCTACGTGATCTGCCAGCCGGAGGCCGAAAAGCGGGGCGTCTCTGACGTGGAGTTCGGCGAGGCGATGGCCGGCGAGGTGATCGACCGGGCGACGGAGGCGCTACTGGCGGAGATCACGGATTTTACCCCGAACCGCCGCGACCGCCAACGGCTGCGGCGGGGGCTCGAGAAGATCGAGGCGATGATGGAGACGGGGCGGACGATCCTCGACGAGCGGCTCGAGGCGGCGGACCTCGACGGCGAACTCCGCAAACTGCTGCGGACCGCTGGCGAATGCTCTTCGAGCTCGCCGGGATCGCCGGAGTCGAGCCCTGGCGGTTCACCGCCCGGGAGCTCGTCTGGAGTGCCCGCGGCCGGCGGCGGCACGACTGGGACCTCACCGCCCGGCTAGTCGTCGAGGTGCACAACGCGCACGTGGCCAAGGCGGCCGACGCGATCAGCGTCCGCGACGTCCACCCCTTCGCCGCGGAGCTGCCGGAGCCGGAGCTGCCGAAGATGCCGATTACCGTCCTCAAAGCCATGTATATCGACCGCTAACCGCAAACCCCCAACCCCGAGCCCCTAGCTTATGGTCTCCGCAGGCGGCATTTTGGCCGGCAAGGCCTTCATCGACCTGGTGACCCGCGACAACCGCTTGGTGCGCGGGCTCGATTCCGCCGGCCGGCGGATCCGGGCCTGGGGGATGAACGTCTCGCGGATCGGCCTGGGCGTCTTCGCCGCCGGGATGGGGATCCTCGCGCCGCTTTTGGGGGCGGTGAAAAACCTGTCTTTTGGCTTCGCCGACATCGGCGACAAGCTCCACAAGATGAGCCTGCGAACCGGAATGTCCAGTGAGGCCCTCTCGGAGCTGGGCTTTGCCGCGGAGCAGTCCGGCTCGAGCCTCGACGACGTCGGCAACGCCGTGATGCGGATGAACCGCCGGCTGGGGCGGATCACCGCCGGGCTGGGAAGCGGCCAGCAGGTTGCGGCGATGGAGGCCCTGGGGTTAACGGCCGAGAAGCTCCGGCGGATGCGCCCCGAGGATCGCTTCATGGCCCTGGCCGAGGCGATCAAGACCTACGGCGACGACGCGGCCGCGGCCGGCTTGGCGCAGCGGGCCTTTGGGACGGCGGTGGACCGGATTTTGCCGCTACTCAAAGAAGGCGCCGGCGGGATCGCTGCTCTACGGCAGGAGGCCCGGCGGCTGGGGCTGTCCGTCTCCGGCGAGGAGGCGCAGGCGGCCGCCGATTTCACCGACGCCTGGAACCGGGTAGAGCGGAGCTTCAAGGCGGTGGTGTTCGTCGTCGGCTCCGCGGTGGCCCCGATGCTCACGAGGCTCTTCGGCACGATCAAGAGCCACGTCGTTGCGGCGAGCAACTGGATCCGGCAGAACAAGGCCCTCGTCTCGGGGCTGTTCAAGCTCGGCGCGGCGATCGCCGCCGGGGGGGCGGTGCTGATCACGCTCGGCGGGGCGATCGCCGGGATCGGCTTTGTGCTTTCCGGGCTGGCCTCGATCGTCGGCCTGGTGGTCGGCGGGTTCACGTTGATCGGCTCGGTGGTGGCCGCGGTGCTCACCCCGATGGGCCTGTTGACCGTGGGCGCCGGGGTGTTGGCCGCCCGGCTGATCCACTCGACCGGCGCGGTCGCCAAGGCGGCCGCCTGGCTCGGCGGGGTCTTCGAGTGGTTGCGCGGCGTCGTCTCGATCGCCTGGCAGGGGATTTCCGACGCGATCGCCGCGGGCGACCTCCGGCTGGCCTTCGAGGTGGCCGTCGCCGGCCTGCGGGTGGTCTGGATCCGGGCGGTGAATTTCCTGCACGAGAAATGGATCGCGTTTAAGGAGACCTTCTCCCGGGTCTGGGCCTCGGCGACGCACTACCTCGCCCGCGGCCTCACGCAGGCCTGGGCGACGGTGCAGATGATCTGGGTCCGCGGGGTAGGCCTGATGCAGACCGCCTGGGCGAAGCTCAGCGCGGGCGTCGTGTCCGCCTGGAAGTGGGCCGAGGAGCGGATCGCCCAGGGGATCGGCTACCTGATCGCCAAGATGGAGGGGATCGACCCGGCGCAGGTCTCGAAGCTGATCGCCGAGAACTACGCCGGGCAGCGGGCCGAGCGGGAGCTCAACACCGAAAAGCGGCTCGAGGCGATCCGCACGGGCGAAGAGACCGACCTGGCCGGGATCTACGCCGCCGAGCAAGCCGCCCTGGCGGAACTCGACAAGGCCCACCAGGAGGCCCAGGCCGCCCGCCGCCGGGGGCACGAGGCCGAGATGGGCGACGCCGAAGAGCGGCTCGCCGCGGCCGAGGACGAGCTGGCCGCGGCGGCCGAGCGGGCCCGCAAGGCGCGGGAGGCCAGCGCCGCCGGCAAGCCGAAGGAAATGGAGCGGTTCGAGGAGTTGCAGGACCGGCTGGCCGGCCTGGAGGCCGGGGGGCAAGAGATCGAGGCGGCCGGGACCTTCTCGGCCTTCGCCGCCGCGCGGATGACCGGCGGGGGGCTCCAGGACCGGATCGCCCGGGCGACGGAGTCGACCGCCCGGGGAATCGACGAGCTAATCGACGTGGTGAGCGAAAACAGCCTCGACTTCGCCTAACAGCAGGGAGCAGCCCGTGGCGATCGCCGTCACCGAAAAGTGGGAGTCGCGGACCGGGTCGAGCTACGGCGAAAAACCGGGCCTAACGCTCATCTACCTGATCACCGGCACCGACGACGACGCGGCGGCCGAGGCGGCGCTGGTGGCGGCGCTACCCGACCCCTACCGGGGCCTCGTCTGGCGGCAGCCGCGGTTGGAGCGGATCGGGGCGGAGGAATGGCTCGCCAAGGTGAGCTACGGGGAGCTCGAGCCGGAGAACACCGGCGACGTGACCTTCGAGGGGGACACCAGCGGCGGCACGCAGCACATCAACCAAAGCTACCAGACGGTCGGCGCCTACAAGGCGACCACCTACGCCGGGGCGGTCGACGTCGACGACTTCCAGCAGGCGATCGGCGTGACCAACGACTCGGTCGAGGGCGTCGACGTGATCATCCCCGGCTTCCGGTTCACGGTCTCCAAGAAAGTCGCCGTCGCAAGCGTCACCTCGGCCTACCTGACCAACTGCATGGGGTTAACCGGCAAGGTGAACGACGCCAACTTTCAGCCGCACACCCTGGCCCCGACCTTCGCCGCCGGCGAGTGTCTGTTCGAGGGCCTCCGCTGGCGGCAGCACAACCAGGAGAGCTGGCACTTTACCTATCGGTTCAACGGCTCGCCGAACGTAGTGAATTTACAGACCGGCAACATCACGGTCGCCGCGAAGGCCGGGCATGATTATGTCTGGTACCGCTACACCGATCAGGAAAACGCGACGCTCAAGCAGTTAACCAAGCGGCCGATCGCCGCCTACGTCGAGCGGGTCTACGAGCAGAGCGATTTTAGCGTGCTGGGCCTCTGATCCATTGATCCATTTCGCAGGAAATAACCCGCCATGATTGCACCCCGCGACCAATGGGCGATCCACGTCGAGGTCACCACGCACTGCGGCGGCGGCTGCTCCAACTGCACCCGGCTAATCCCCCACCTCCGAGCCGAGCGGCGGTATTACATGGAGCTCGGCTTTTTCCGCCGGGCGATCGAGGCGCTGGCCGAGTTTCCCCTGCAGGGGCCCGATCGCTTCGGCCGCCGGCGGGTCGTCGGGATCATGGGGGGCGAGCCGCTTCTGCACCCGGAGTTCGCCGAGCTGGTGGAGATCGCTTGCGAGGTGATTCCCGACCGCCGGCACCGGGGGTTGTGGACGGGCCTGGACTGGCGGAACCACCCGCAGCGGGCGGCCGTCGAAAAGCTCCTCGGCCCGGAGCCCCGCTGCGTAACCCGCCCGCAGCCGGCTGGCGGCTGCGGCTTCATCAACGAGAACCACCACGACGGCGACTGTTTTCACCAGCCGGTGCTCGTCGGCGTCGAGGAGCTGGTCGGCCCGGAGCTGGCCGCCGAGCTGATCGAGGCCTGCTGGGTCCAGCAGCACTGGTCGAGCTCGATCACCCCGCGGGGCTTTTTTCCCTGCGAGGTGGCCGCGGCGATGGATTGGCTCTTCGAGGGCCCCGGCGGGGTGCCCGTCTCGCCGGCCTGCTGGCGGGGCGACATCGCCGAGTACCGCTCGCTGTTGGCCCCCTGGTGCGGCCGCTGCGGCTGCCCGGTGCCCCTGCCCGGCCGCCGCGACCGGGAGCGGGTCGACGACGTGAGCCCCCGAAACGCCGGCCGGCTGGCGGCGGTCCGCTCCCCGCGGCTGGCCCGCGGGCGGGTCGTGCGGTTCGATACCGACGGCTGGCAGCCGCCGCCGGAGTGGCGGCCGGCCGCCTACCTCCGCAGCGCCCCCTGACCCCGGAAGCCACCTCCCCCCATGCCCACCGGCGACGAACTACGCGAGGTCGGCCGCGGCGATTCGATCCGCGGCAACCTCACCGCCGCGGCCTACAACACCTTCGTCCGGATGGCCCGGCAGTGGCTCGGCCAGCAGGACGACCGGCTCTCGGAGTACCTCCGCCGCTGGCGGCAGCACACGATGATTCCGGTCCAAAACCAATCTGGGGGGGACCGGGACCGCTTCGACGTGCTGGAGATCGACCAGCCGATCTTCGAGCTTTCGACCGACGCCGGAAGCGAGCGGCCGATGGCCAAGGGCACCAAGCCGGGGGGGAGCACGCCGGGGCTTGTCGCCGTGCTCTTGGAGCCCTGCAAGGCGGGCGACGTGGCCAATGCCTGCGTCGCCGGCGTGACGGTGGCCCGGGTCGACCTCCAGGAGAAATGGCACGAGTGGGCCGACCTGGAGGCCGACGAGTGCGAGAAGATGGTCAGCCGGGCCACCCCCCCGGCCGGGGCCTATATCCTCTGGAGCGACGGCTCGACCGGCACGCAACTGGTGATCGTCCGGCTCTCGAACCCCCCGCGGGAGCACTTCCCGGCCGAGATTACCTCGGTGGCGGCGATCAGCGGCGAGTCGAATCGCTATGAATACGGCTTCACCGAGCAGGAGAAGACCGGCGCCGGGCACGACGGCTGGACCGACCTAGCCGCCGAGGACGGGGGCCGCTCGGGGACCGCCTACAACCTGGTGCAGACGGTCGACGACGCGACCTGCGTGCCGGCGCAGGTCGGGGAGATCGTCTGGATCGACGAGGTGTTTTACAGCGACGAGAACGGCGACAAGACGACGGAGTACTGGTTCCAGTACGAGGAATACGACCCGACCGAGGCGAGCAGCTCCGGCGGCTACGAGACGGTCGACGTGGTCGTCTGCGGCGGCTGGAACCGCTGCGGCAACTACATTGTGCTGCCGCAAAAGCGGCTCTATTTGCCGCCGGGAACGACGATCGAGGACCTCGACGACGACGTGATCCCGATCTACCAGTGCGAATCGAGCGGGGAGTACCCGCCGGAAAGCGACGGCCAGCCGCCGGACTCGGACGCCGAGAGCGGCGACTTCTCGTTTTCGATCTACGGCAACCTGGTGGTCTCCGGCACGCTCACCCCCGACGCAACGGGGATCTTGAATTACGTCGGCTACTTCAACGGCAAGCCGTACTGGTCGGACGGCACCTGGTTCTTGTACTGGTCCGACAATTTTGGCTGCTGGATGCTCTACGCCGGAAACGCCGGGGAGTACTGGTACAAGAGCTACGACCTGGATACGCCCGAAGGCACTTGGGCGCCGGGCACCAACGCCGACGGCACGGCCACGGTGGCGGCGGCATAATTTTGGAGAAAACGCAAATGGCATACGTCGACGAATACAACCTGTTTGCAGACACCACGAACGACCTGCACAAGAAGGCCGCTCGGGCGATCGACAAGGCCGCTCGGGATGTGATCAACGAGGACGCGGGCACCGAACACCACGCCGAGCGGTACGTCTGGGCCTGCGGCGTTCGGCAGCACCCCGACAACGTGATTGCCGAGGCGCACCGCTGGATGCCGGCCGTGCTGGACAACTCCACCGTGGCGGCGGCCGGCAACGCTGCCACGGACAACGACGTGCAATTCGTCGTCAACGGCCTGGTTGACACGATGGCGGGAGTCTAAGCATGGGAAGCAGCTATCTGAATTGGGGCTCGTGGGGCTACGTGCAGAAGTCGTCAAGCGACTGGAACGACGACGCCCTGGCCGACGCCGCCAACGAGACCAGCGATGCGATCAGTCTCGACGAGAAAGAATGCTGCGAAATCGGCATCACGCTGGTCGAGGACAACACCGGCGTGATCGACGGCGTCGTGACGGTCTCGATTCTCGGTGCCTGCGGAGACGACGGCGGTGGGGCGGTCGTCTACGAGGACCCGGACGACGGCCCGCTGCAATTCACGATCACGCCCGTACAGAACGATACGGTGCGACGGCATTTTTCGATCGACGCCTCGGTGTTCTCCGACTTTAAGATCGACGTGGACAACGACGCCGGCCAGGAGTTGGCCGTGACCGTCGAATACAAAACCGCGGTGAGGACGTATTAGGTGTATTCAGGCCGCCCGCCAACGCTGAGCGAGATGGCGATGGGTTCCGCCTCGCGGGGGACCAATAGCCGCGCCGCGCCCATCTGGCACGGCTGCGTCGGTCTCTGGCCGCTGGCAGCCGGTGGCGGCACGACGGCGTGGGACCTCAGTGGCTACGGCAACCACGGCACGCTGACTAACAGCCCGACGTGGACGGTGGGGGAGAAGGGGCGGGAAATTCACTTAGACGGAGACAATGATAATATCACTTTGGGCACCATCAAAATGAGTGCCTGGTCTGCCGTTACCTATGCGATGTGGATAAGACCAGACGACCATACGGATAATACTATTTTGCTGTCGCATCGACACTCTGGAAGCGACCAAATTGGTTTTACCGCGACAGACAAACAACACGGAAAACTAGCCTTCCAGCTTGACGACGGGTCAAGAGCAGCTGTCGCGGATTCGATTGCTGTCGTTCCTGGTCAAGCATTTCATTTCGCCGGGACGTTTGACGGGAGCACAGCAAGAATTTTCCGCGACGGCAAGCCGGGTGCGTCTAAAAGTGATGATTTTGATTTTTCAACGTCTACGTCTGGCTTGTTAGAAGTGGGTCATCGGGGAGGGCAATACGACTGGGGGCCAGGTTCGGTTTTTGGGTTCGGCGTTTGGTCCCGCGCCCTCCTCCCCTCCGAAATCCAGCAACTCTACGCGGAGCCGTGGTGTATGCTCACGCCGCGACCGCGGGTGTTTCCGGCGGTGAGTGCGGGGGGCGACATTACCGGCAACGCGGCCCAGACGCTTGCCGCACTGACACAAGCCGCAACCGGGGCCGTGGAAGTCTCGGGCGATGCGGCGCAGGCCCTTCCGGCGATCGGGCAGGCGGCCGCCGGCGAGGTGAATGTCCAGGGCGATGTGGCGCAGGCCCTTGCGGCGATCGCGCAAGCGGCGGCCGGAGCCGTCGAGGTGCAGGGCGACGCCGGCCAAACGCTCCCGGCGCTGGAACAATCGGCGGCCGGCCAGGTCGAGGTCTCCGGCGATGCGGCCCAGACGCTTGCCGCGTTGACACAAGCGGCCGCCGGCGAGGTGGAAGTCTCGGGCGATGTGGCGCAGGCCCTTCCGGCGATCGGGCAGGCGGCCGCCGGCGAGGTGAACGTCCAGGGCGATGCGGCGCAGACTCTTTCGGCGATCGCGCAAGCGGCGGCCGGAGCCGTCGAGGTGCAGGGCGACGCCG